TCTCTGGTTCTTACTAGCACTACTGGACAGTTGATCGCGGCAGGTACTAACGGTAACCCTGTCTGGACTAATTCAATTAACTACACCGGGTTTGCGGTTTACGAGACAACTTGAAATGGCTACTCCCGGTCAAGTCATAGGCGTTGGTAAACTGATTACCCCCGGCGGTAAACAGGGGCCGAAAGGTGATGCCGGAACCGCCGTGCCGCTAGCAGACACCACCCAGAACGGTTTATTGCGCCAGATCAGCGGCAAAACCACCGATTTCGTCGATGGAACCAATCATTGTCAGGATCTCGTAAGCGCGATCCAATTAATCAGATCGCGTGGATACAACGCCATTGGCAACCCGACTTTTGAGGTTGATCAACGAGTTAGTGGTGCGACAGGCAATTTCTCGGTATCAGGGGCAATGAATTACTACCAGTGTGATCGCTGGCGTGTAAATAAGACTACAGCAACCGGAGCTTTCACTGCTCAGAAACAAGATTTTAACGGCGGTGCAGTCAGGTTGCCGGGAACTAATTTCTTTATTACCAATTCCATCCTGACTCTTAACGTTACCACCGCGCAGGCAACGCTGGCAGCAGGAGAATTAGTTGAAATCTATCAGCCGGTAGAAGGTCCGATGTTGCGTGAATTGGTTGGTGATACTCACTCGATTTCCTTACTGGTGTCTTCTTCTGTCGCCTTGAATTTCACGGTTGCCGTGACGGATTCCACCAGTGTCAAATCTTTGGTACTGCCCTGCTCAGTTCCCGGTGGAAATATTTATACTCTGATCACCTTGCCGAATCTGCCGGTGTGGCCGGGAGGAGTAACTTGGAATACTAGCGCCGGAACAATAGGTTATTATCTTCAAATCTGTCTGGGGGCAGGCTCCACGTATACAACACCAGTTGCTAATACATGGCAGACCGGCAATTTCCTGACCGTAGCCGGTGCTTCCAACTGGTTGGCAAATGCCGGGGCAACATTCAGTTTTGCTTTCGTTCAGCATGAACCGGGACCGACATGCGGGCAATTGATTGATAAACCGTTTGCCCAGAACCTCGACGAATGTCAGCGGTATTTTCAGAAGTCTTATGATTACGCGACTCCTGTCGGCACAGTTACCGATGCGAGTTCGGTGATTTGCGGCGTGGGAGCCGGACTTCAGACTCCCTATTTTTGGACTCCATATCGCAAATCGCTGGCTAGAGTCCCGACTGCGGTCAGCGGTTGGTCGCCGCGCAATTATGGAACAATTCCCAATACGGTAGCCAATGCTTCATCAGCAACCAATCTGTCGATTACTGGCGTTCAGGGGAATGGAACAAATGGTTTCGGAGGCTTTCTTGTTTCCGGGCCTCCTACGACAGCTTGGATCGCTATGTGGCATTGGCAGGCAGACACTGGATGGTAAATTTATGAGCGATTTAATCACGGACGAAATCTTTACGGACGGACAGCAGAACATTGCTGCCAGCAACATGAACGGAATCATGGGCCGTGGACGGATCCAGCCCGACGTGATCGGCAACAAGGTTGCTAGCTCGACCTTGAACGTAGCCGATCAGATGTTGATCCTGAAAACCGACAACACGCTGGCCCGCGCCCGGTTTGATACCATCGTTAATTCAACCAGTTCCGCTCTCCCGCTAGCAGACAACACCAAGAACGGAATGCTCCGGCAGCTTTCCGGCAACGCCACGGATTTCGTGGGAGGCGACAATAATTGTCACCCGGTATCCAGCATTTTGCCGCCGGGGATTGTCGTTCCTTACGCCGGTCCGAATATTCCTGCCGGATGGCTGGCTTGCGACGGAACCGCAGTCAGTCGAACGCTTTACTCCAATTTGTTCGCCGCCATCGGCGGGTATTACGGGGCGGGCGACGGTTCAACCACCTTCAATCTCCCGAATTGCGTGAGCAAATTTATCGGTTGGATTTCTAATTTGGGAGTTCAAGGAGGTGCTAGCACCGTGCAATTGTCGGTTGCGAATTTACCCGGTCACGCACACCCGATCACTGATCAGCTTCACGGTCACACGGCATCCGATAACGGTCACCAGCATACCTACCAAACAACCAACATTCCCGGCCCCCAGATTCAGGCTGGCGGCGGCGACTGGGCGGTGCGTCCCGTAAACGCCGCGACGGCGGTAGGGTATGCGTCGATCAGCGTTTCCAACGCCTACAGCAACATCAACACCACGCAAGCGGTCGGCAGCTGGACGCCGTTTTCGATTCTTCCTCCGTGGATTTCAATGTATCAAATCATTAAAGTCTGACCTTTTTTCTTCCTGCGATACGCTTTCAAAAAATCTAACTGACAAGTATGACAAACCTGCTGGCCATTTGGATGAGTAGTGTTGAACACCATCTTGGTGAATGGATGGCCGTTCTTGCAATGGGTTGGTCGAGTCTGTGGATGAAGAGCTTTGTGCTCTTTCTTGCTAAGGATTGGCTCAAGGTGATCCGGGTTACAGCAGGCCCGACGCAGGCATGTGTGATGCAGCTCTCTGTTCGTCACGCCTTTGAAGAGTTCATAAAGCACCCGGTGAAGTTGGCGGTTCACCCCTTCCCACGACACTCTTCCGTACCCGTCGATGATACAGCCGGTCCATATCCAGCAATCGTCTACGTAAATTATCCTTTTCAGAATGCGCTCTGGCAGCATCTGGAAAAATTAGCCAGATTTGGAGGTATGACAACTTGACTGTACTTGAGCTAGCAACGTTCGCCTGCCAGACCGTTGGCGATATCAGTCCTGAGACGATGGATTTCGCCAAGAAAGCGGTCCGTCTCAAGTACCAGACGATGTACGATTCCCATGCTTGGCGGGAAAGCATGAGGCTCCTTGACGGGTATCCGCTGGATCCGGACGGCAATGGCCGGATCTTCCTGCCTCTGGATGCCGAAGAGGTGATCTTTCTTTCGCTTTCCACGGACGGCGTGAACTACAGCCGGTTAGCTTATCGGGAACGCGATTGGATCGAGCGGTTTGGAGGAAACGCTGCCAGCGTGGCCGGTCGCCAGCCGTTCTATTACCGGGCCGAGAATCTGGCGTGGCCGCACCTTAATCCGGGGAAACTGACTTTTACCACCTACGACCCGGTACTCTTCATCCTTTTCATCTCCGGACTCGATGCCAACGGCAACACGGTGCAGGAGACGTACAAGATGCAGGCGGCGATCAACCCGGATACCACCACCAATCCGGCCATCGTCACCACTGTCAATTCGTTCGCCCAGATCAACGTGCTCTCCAAAGGCGGTACAACCCAGCCGTTGACGGTTCTACCCCAGTTTCCGGGTGCTTCGGCGCCGTCCGTTATCCCCGCTAGCATGAGCGCGGCGGTTTACACCCATCTGGTCCTTTATCCGGCACCTCCGGCAAGCCAGCAGATCTTTTACCGGATACAGGTCAAGCTCAAGCCAGACCCGCTGGACAGCGATTATTCGGTCCCGCGCGTGTCGCATGTCACGGATGCCTTAATCGAGTTCACGCTAGCAGCACTCTACAAAAAGAGCCGACAACTGGCCAAGGCCGACAACTCGGAACAGAAAGGGATCGCCCATATCCAAGCGGCGGTGAACATCGAAAAGAACCAGTCCGAGATGCGGCAGCAGGTGGTTCCGACCTTGTACGATACCGGCGATTACCTGAACGAAGGCGATTACACCCGTGTGACCAGTTCGTATCCGTGGAGTTAAACGATGCCGGAATATAATGCCCAGTTGGACGATCAGGTGCTAGCAGACGGCAGCGTGCCGATTGCCGGGGTGAACAACGCCCAGCCGCCCAGCACCATCGACCAGACGTTAGCTGAAGATGCCATGAACCGGCTGGCTGAACCTGATAGTGTCAATCGGCCAAGGCCGGGCCTCAGGCAGAGGATTAAAACACCTGTCTCTTTCGACAGTATTCACCATGTCGGGACCGGCAAATTCCTCTGGAACGATGCCAGCAGCTGGTTCCTCTACGACAGCCGGGCAGTAGCCAATAACGCGGTGACCGGCGGACCGGCATGGGCGCATGGCGACCAGATCTATTCGGCGCTTTGCGATCAGGTGCTCTATTTCTCGCGCGGCGGGCCACTCTACAAATACACCCCTGCTAGCAACACTTTCGCCGCCGTGACCACTCCGGCGCCGTTTGCCACCATCTGCAAATATCCGACATGGGCGTTTGCCCGGCTGATCGTGGCGATGGCCAATAACCTTTATGTTTCCAACATCCTCTCGCCTGAGGTGTGGAACCCGGTGCTCCAGAGCGTCACGCTGGATCCGGTAGCCTCCGACGAAATCACCGGGATGGTGATCTGGCAACGGCAAACACTGGCAGTATTCAGAAATGGCTCAACATGGATTATCGAAACCGGCCCTAACCTCGATGTGGTCAATTGGGAGATTAACCGTGCCAGCGCCACGGTGGGGTGCTGTTCTCACGGGACCATCGTCCAATGCGGTGTCGACGTGTTTTTCCTCTCGGAGACGGGAAGGGGTGTCTATGCGCTTTCTCAAGTGCCGACCTCCGATCAAATGGGAGTCTGGCAACCGATCAGTCAACCGATCAAACGGTACATTGATCGTATCAACTGGGCGCAAGCCGATCAGGCGCGGGCAACGTACTGGAAGGATCTCTACATTTTATCGGTCCCGATTGATGACTCGACGTTCAACAACGCTATTTTCGCTTATAGCGTCACGCTGAACGCTTGGCAAGGTGTCTGGACCTTCGATTTCGACGGTGACGGCGTGGGCTATGGCTTTCGCGATTCGGCCCGCGACCGGACCAACGTGGCCGAAACCCTGCTCCTCTACGGCACGATTGACGGATTCATTTCCGAACAGACTTATCCGACCGACCGGCAGTACTGGGATCTGAAAACAGATAGCGTCACCCGGTTACCGATCAAGAGCAGTCTGCGTTCCCGGTCGTTCACTTTTTCGGAATCAAACAACCAGATCCAGCCGCACACGGCCAAGATCCAGTTCCTCGAGTCCAACGATCCGGTTGATGTCACTGTGATATCAGATCGGACGATCAAGCTGCGTAAGGTAAACACCCCAACCGGACAGCAAGGATTATCCCTGCCAATCCCCGGATTCACCTTCAATCTGGTCGAGCAAGGCTATTACAACCTGCCGATGTCGCTCTCGAACGTGGGTATCTGCTCTGAAATCCAACTCCAGCTGGAAGGCACCGGCAACTGGAGTTTGTACCAGCTGAAATTGACGGCTTTCGAGGCTGAACCACTGACTGTCCGATGAAAGATCAGCATCATCCTAATTTCCTGAAGATCATCAACACGCTGAAACCGCTCTTGCGCACTCATCCTCCGCTAGCAGTGATGCGCTTCGATGATCTCTGCGACTGGATGAGTTGGTACTGGAACCGGGGCACAATGTCATGGGTGATCACCGACGCCGAAGAGCCGTTGGGTGTCTGCCTGATACGGTTGTTCCGTAAGATTGAACAATTTACAGACCCAAACGCTCACGATCCTTGCGGCGAGTTTTGCATGATCGAGCTGCTGGTTTCCGGTGACCCGATCACCACCGGGCAACTCTGTGACAGTCTGGTCGATTTTTGGGGTCCGCAAAAGATCGTGATGTGGGAACGCGGAACACGGACGGAAAACGGATGCCCACGGATGTTCCGCTGGGATCAATTCATGAAGCTAGCAAGGAGAATAAGTTATGGGATCATCCAAAACGCCTGATGTAGTTCACCCGGGCGAAGCCGCCCAAGCAGCGATGGGCACCGCTGCCGCCGGAGAAATGATGTCGGTGGCGAATCAGCCCGTAGATCAGTACGGCAACCTGATGAACACCATCGCGCTGGGACCGGCAGCGATGCAGGCGCAGCAAGCGCTGGCAGGCCGCGCGGCCAAGCAAGGTGCGCAGCAGCAGATGGATATCCAGAGCAGCGTTGACCCGCAAGCTTATGCCCAGAGGCAGATGCGGATGAATGCTGCTAACGCCCGGCTGGGACAGTTGTACGGTGTGGATCCGACTGCGTTCAAGTACCAGACTCCAGCCAACACGTATGCCGTACCGGGAACCTCGGATCTACCGGACCTGAACCAGTTGAAAGGCAACGCTAGCGCCATTGCCTCGCTTCTTTCTACGGCGGCGGTCAACAAGTCCGGAACCAATCCGGTCTTATCCGGTCCAGCCCATCCAAAGAGTGTTCCTTACGCCGTTCCCACCAGCTACCTGACATCCTAAATGGCTTCTGTCGTATCACCTGACAGCACTGAATTTCAGCAGCAGCAAGCTGATGCCTATGGCATTTCACTCAGCGATTATCAGGCTCTGCTAGCTCAGTATCCGCCAGTCTGGACGGCTAACAGTCAGGGTGGTCAGTACGGGATGAGTGCCGGAGGATCTTACGGCCAGAATCCCGAACTGACTCAAACGCTGCAAACGCTGCAATTGATCCAGAAGTACGGCGGCAATCAAGCACAAGCGGCACCACAAACTGGCACTCTCAACACCTCTCAAAGCTACCTAACCGGGGCAGCACCCACCACCCAAAGCACTTCTATGGCATCCATCGCATCCCCGACCACGGGCCAAGCACAGGTCACGCCGCAACAAGCCCAGTACTATTACTTGGCGACCCACGGATCTGCCGCGCCGGATGACGCGACGGCAATGTCGTATTTCACGACCCAGAATCCGAGCTTCGGCGCTAGCGGCGTTTCCACCCAGAACGCCATCAACTGGGCGGTGCAACAAGGGATTAACGCCAATGTTGATCCGGCCACTGCCGTGGCCATGTACGAGCAGGCGCACCCGGATCAGGTACAAGCCGGTGTCGCGCAAGCTGCACTGACCCCGGAACAGCGGGCCTTGCAGCAGCAAGCCCAGACAGATCCGGTCAGCGAGAACCTACGAAACCAGCTTGCTGCTAGTTACACCGATCCAGCTGCTGCCGCTCATCCGGATGCCAGTCAATACCAGTCTTATCTGGATACCTTCAAGCAGGTTGACCCAGAGGAATACGCCCAGCGGCAGGGACTAGCGACCTCGATGGATTCGTACCTCAAGAGCGTGCAAGACCAGTACGCTTTAGGGTCGCAGCTTGATCCGGTCACCGCGATGCAAGTCCAGCAAGCGGCCCGGCAAGGTCAGGCCGACCGTGGCAACCTGTACGGCAGCGGGCAGGCGGCGGTGGAAGCGATGACCACCGGTCAGGCTGGTCAGGCTCTGCTTCAGCAGCGACAAGCCGCGTTATCCAGTGCTCTTGGTCAGCAACAAGGTTATCTGGGCGCCGGACTCGGCCTTGGCGATACCGCGATGCAGCTTTACCAGCAAGGCCAGCAGAACAAAGCTAACGCCCAGCAAAGTGCTCTCTCGTACCTGACCAGTGGCGCGACGCCGTATCAGACCGGCGCCTCGTACCTGAACCAAGCTAACGCTAACGCCGCTACTGCCGCGCAAGGCGGGCCGGTCTATAACCCTGCTAGCTTGGGTGCTGGCAATCTCGGGACAGCCCAGCAGGCACCGCAATACGGACTGGATATCGGCAACCAATCCCAGAATTACTTCAACTCGCTGAACAACGCTTACGGCGGCGGTGCAACTGGATCAACCAAGAACCAAGCAGTCAGCGCGGCGACCGGCGCCTTGAGCGGTGCTGCTGCCGGTGCTACCGCTGGCAGTGTTGTGCCCGGATACGGCACGGTGATCGGCGGTGCAGTTGGGGCTATTGCCGGAGGTCTGGGCGGATATTATTCCTGATTATGCCATCAAAAACACCAGCACAGAGGCGGTTAATGGGAGCCGCGCTAGCAGCAAAACGTGGCGCCAAGACCTTCCCTGAGGCCAAAAAGGTCGCGAGCCAGATGAGCGAGAAACAGCTCGAAGACTTCGCGAGAAACCCGAAAAAGAAAAAGAGTTACCTATAAGGAACGTATGCCAAAAGCTAAACAGTTGCCGCTCTTTCCCAAAGTGAAACCAGCCAAGGTTGTTCCGCCGCCGGTCCTGACCCCGCAACAATCCTTGAAACAATTCGCGACCAAACCGGTGGTTCAACCTCTGAAAAGAGGGACCATCAACAAGATCACTCAACCGCTGAAGAGTTACCTTACCCCTCCTTAATATGCCTTCCTCAGGCGGAAATTATTATCATTTTGTTCCGGCCAAAAGACGGGGAAGCACGGTCGATGACGTGGCCCGTGGAATGCAGGTTGGGCAATCCATCGGGAAACTGATCGGCGGCGTGGCAGGCGCGGTCAAAAGCTCGCAGCAGGATGCTGCTGCTAACGCGCTGATGAACCAGCAATCCACGGCTGATGCTAACGCGCAGGCGCAAGCTGATCCGGACCCGGACCCTCTTCCGGACGGCACCGACAACCTGAATCCGACCGCTGCCACCGACCCCAGCGGCACACAGGATCCCACGCCGTTTACCGGCGGCGTGGCCGGGATGAAACTTCAGCAGCAATTTCAGAAAAGCCAGCTGGCAGATCAGATCCAGCAGGCATCTTTGGCCGACAAGCTAGCACAGGCAGCTGGGACTGGCCGGTTCGCTAAACGCGCGACCCCGGCACCGCAAGGTGTTCAGGTCAGCGGCCAAACCAGCCTATGGAATCAACCCGGAGGCAACGCCATCACTCCTCCTCCCACCACTGGTCAGACTGGTCAGACCGGCCAGACTAAACCGCAGAAGTACGTGGCCGGTTCAGGCGATTACGAGAACGATGAGAGCACCGATGACGCAAGCCAGATCAAGGCTGATTTCGAGGCGTTGCATGGCGCCGGAACCTTCCACAAGTTCGCCAATAGCGCTCAAGTCGATGCCAACGGAAACTATATCATCCCCGGCAAAGGATCCGGCGGCACCGATGCTAACGGACAACCGCTACCACCGCCGCCGGAACTGACTATTCCCAAAGGCGAAGGCGACATCTATACCCAGCGGATCAATGCCTACAAACGCAAATCCGGGCTTCCGTTCACCGTTAATCTCGGCGGTGCTGGCACGCAGGATAACCCTTTGCCGATGACCACCAAGCTGCAAGTCAGATCGCTGCCTCAGGGAACATGGGTGGTCGATCCGGTGACCAAGCAGAAGTACATGATCGGCGTGAAAGGCTCTTAGCATGGCGGTGGATCTGGCCGAGGAGTTGAGGAAGAGGATGGCAGCAGATGCGCTGGCCCCTGATACCTCTGATCTCTCCGACGCCATTAATGCGCCAACCGACACCACGGATGCTACTCCTGCGCCGGACCCTACCCCTGCGCCCATCGATCTCGGGAAAAAGAAAGGGCACGAATACGAACTCATTCCTGAGGCACAAGCAACTCCACCAAAGGCCGCGCCGACGCCGCCGACGCCAGCACCCACCCCGGCACCGACACCTGCACCGCTTGATACTATCACTGATGAGCAGGTGGTTGCACAACCAACGCCTGCCCCCACGCCAGCACCGACGCCGCCGCTCGACACCAAGACCGACGAACAGGTATTACCGGCACCAGACACGCTAGCACAGGTCGAGAAAGCCCAGCCAGTCACGCCGGTCCAGCCAGCGCCGGACAAGCTGGATCAAGTCGAGCGTGCGACCCTTGTAAAGTTACCCGGTCCCGCTCCGGACAAACTGGATCAGGTCGAAAAAGCGCTGCCGGTCACTGCACCGGATCAAGTCGGACCTCCCCCGGAAAAAATTCCAGAAATTTCAACTCCCCCACTTTCGCCCACGCCACCAGCTACGGTTTTCGGGATGCCAGTCAGGGGAGCCGCAGTGCCCGGCCCGGCGCCAACGCCAAGTCCCAAGCCAGTTGCCGCCGAGCCTCAAGGTGACACCACTGGAGTGGCTAATTTTCTCAGTAAGAGCGGGTCGGCGCCTATCGTTGACCCGAACGATGGGCGCCTGACTACGGTCAATGTCGGTGACCAGAAATGGCAGGTTCACAAAGCGGCGGCTCCTTATTTCCAAGGGTTTCTGAGCGAGCTAGCAGATCAGGGTGCGCCGATACGTTCAGACGGCGGCTGGAACAACCGGGTGATTTCCGGGACCAACACCTTATCGCAACACGCTTATGGAGGCGCCATCGATGTCAGTCAGAACGGGCGCGACGAGGTTTCGCCGGAGTTCCAGAAATGGCTCCAGACTCATCCGGGCGCGTTGCAAGCGGCTGAACAGAAATGGCACATCTACGGCGGCGAACGCTTTGGCGATCTCGGCCATTTTGAATGGGGCGGCGTTGGCGGGCCTGCTGCTAGCGGCCAGGCCGCGGATGCTAGCAACGCCGGGTACGTCACCGGTAAGGCCACGACTTTCGGGTATAAAGATACCGGCGATCCGGGCGTGGGCGCACCTAGGTTGGGCACCATCAAGACTAATGATCCGGATCTGGTCGGCATCGCGGTTCCCGAACAGGCATTGCGCCAGCAGATCGGTGCTAACCCGGCGGCGTGGCGGCAAGCGCGTGTCGATGTGATGACCAAGGACGGGCGCCACATGCTCGTTCCCATCGTCGATCTGGGGCCGGGCGACACCTCGCCCCAGCGCGGGGTAGCAGCGGATTTCACCCAGAAACTGCACGGGCTTCTGGGAAATACCGGCGAGGAGACTTACGGATTCAAGATCATCCCCAACGCCGGGCCGGACGTTGAGAAGAATCCACAGGCATTTATTGCCGAGCAACGGCAATTAATGACCGGAGCCGATACCAGACCAAAACCGCCGGCCGCAGCTGCTAGCACCGCCAAAGGAGACCGACAGTTTGAACTGGTTCCTGAATCCGCCGTGGGCACCACGGCACCGCCTCCGGAAGTGGTTGCTAGCTCAACTGCCGACACCCAGAAGCTGCAAGACAGCCTCGAGCAGTCCGGAAACCTGATCCAGTTTTACAAGCAGCTGAATACTGATCCACCCAAAGGCATGAATCAGCAGGTGGTGGACAGCTTCAAGAAGAGTTTACAGAACACGATCACACAGGAAATGATGCGCCGGTTTCCAGACATGACGCCGGACGTGGCATGGAAGAAATCGCAGGAAGATTCCAGCGTCATGGATATCGGGGCGGAAGGCTGGCACCAGTTGACCGGCTCCTTTGCCCAGCTAGCGCCGGTCTTTGCCCAGAAATCCCCGGACAAAGAACAGGTCAACGCTTTCTTCGATAACGTGATGCCGGGCGCTAGCGACGCCGACAAGGAAGCGTTCCTTGCCAAGGTCCACGCTTTGCCGCGCGAACAGCAGGGACCGTTCATCGCCTCGCAACTTCCCGCGCCTCAGGCAGGACAACGCGGCAACGATCCGATGGCCGTGCTAACAGCCATTGACCATCTGTCGGACTCCGGATTTCAGGCCGCAGAAGCCCAGAAACTGGCCGAAGCGCGGGCGACTGCCGAGAAAGCTAGCGCCGAAGACATCCGCCTGAAAGGATCAGTTGGCGGTGCTCTCGCCAGTCTCGGAGGAGTGCCCGAACAGCTGCTGGCTTATTACGGAATTCCTATCATCGGAGCGGCACAAGCTTCGGAACAGGTCCGGGCGCGGCTGGCCAAGGAACATCCCGATTGGGACGAGAAAACGCTGGATGATAAATCAGCGTACTCAGCGCTAGCTCAGATCGCCGGGAACACTGTCGCTGCTGGCCTGATGACCCATGGAGCCGGAACTTTACTGAATGCGGTTTCGAAACCGTGGCAACGGGCGATAGCACAGGTCGGGATCGGTGCTCTCTCCAACATGGGGATTAACGTGGGCACCACCGCAGCAACCAACGTCGCGGAAGGTAGGCCAGCCGAGACAGGGCTAGGTGAAGCGGCGTTGACCGGAGCGATTCAAGGTGGAGTCATGGGTGTAGCGCATGGTGCTGGCGAACTGCTAGCGCCCAAGCCGGTCGTTGCGCCAGAAGCTGCACCGGCACCGGAACAGCCGCGAGTCCCGACAACACCGGAAGAGCGCGACCAGATGCTTGGCCTCAAGCCGGTCACCCCAGAAGAAACAACCGGACCGAACGTGCCGGACACTTCCGTGCCGTGGTATCAGCCCGGACCAATTGTCTCCAGAGGCACCGAACGAACGGCGTTCACGCCGTCCGAGCTAGCAGAAGCCACCAGAACTTTGCCGTCCGGCACCCCTGAACAGGTTCAGGAAGCCGCCGCAAGGCTAACACCGCAGACCGATTTCAATCAGCGCAATGTGTTCCTCGATAGCGCCGAAGCGCAGCAGGCCGAGATCGACAGAGGGCAGGGAGCACAGGCAGAAGAAGCGGGGCGGGTACAGATTCCACAGGAGCAGGCGGGACAAGCGCGGGTGCTTCCAGAGGAAGCGGCTCAGGCGGCACGGGTAAGCGATGCGCGGGTAAGCGAAGCTGATCCTTATGTTTCAAGGATAGCTAACAGGTATACTGCCGAGCGGATGTTGGAAGGTGAACTTGGGCAGATTGACCCCAGTAAAGGGCAATCGACCGAGGCAATGGTTCAGCAGGGTTTGAAGATGAGTCCGGCGCAAAGGGAAGGATTGATCGATAATTTCACCAAAGGAAAAGGCGGCGATCTCGATCAGCAAGGCGCGGCAATCAGGTCTAAGGAATCCATCCTGAGCTTGGATTCAAGAGATGCTTCTCGAGCATTAGAAGCTGATCCGACCAATCCCCAGCTGCAAGCTAACGCCAAGGCGGCGTTAGATGCGGTGACCGCTTTTCATAATGGACCGATCAAGCAATTCAAAAAAATCTGGAGCGATTCCGGCAGAGTTTTGCAGCGGGAGATTCCGCTCGATTACACCACTTTGAATGGAATGAAAGAAGCTTACCTGAAAGGGAAAGGAAATGGGAAAGAAGTACCACCTACATTAGAGCCTAAACTGCAACGGATGTCTGATCTGGTAAACAAAAGCGCAGACGCAGAACGGGCGGCGTTGAACGATTTAAGTCAGGAAATCGAACGTCAAACTCGCGGGAAAAACCTTCCGGGCGACGATCAGATTCGTGCCCGGTTAATGGCAATAATGAAAGATCTACCCTGCCGCACATAATTTATGAGCTGCTACTCAGGATCAAATCCCATCGGGAAACTGACCGACGCCGAACGGATGGGAATGTGGAAATGGATCAAGGATAACGCCATCGACCGAGGAATGCCTCTTGAGAAGGTTCACGAAGAGTTTAATAACCATTATTTCAACGGAAGCTTGAGCGGTGAAAAAGCTGGATGGATCAACGAGTTTTTAGCTGCTCGTAAAACGCCTTTCAAACGACTTTCTGATGCCGCTTGGGCCAAGCAAGCAAGACGCAGAGCTATTCAGCAGCAAGCCAAGCATTCGGTCACCGATAAAAACGCTGATCTCTTGCAGAAAGGTTTCAATGCAGTGATTGCCGGACCCAGATACGTCGCGGTTGGAGGAGGGTTGCATGGGTTTGTCTTCCCCTTCACTCACGGAGGGGCGTTGCTGCTTAACCCGACAAAATGGCACGCATTCGCTAGGATGGTCGTTCACACATGGAAAAACGCCAGTCCTGCTGAAGCTGAAAGATTGAGAGACACGATGGCCCGGAGTCCGCGCTTTACGATGGCTCAAAGGTCAGGTCTGGATTTAAGCACGCACGGATCGGAGACAGGCGGCGGAAATCTTTCTGCTCGTACTTGGGGCGCATTGGTTGAGACTCGGTATCGCCTGTGGGATGCGGCCATGGAACGGCACACTAATCCCGCGATGTCACAAGAAGACACGGACTCGATTGGTAAAGAACTGGCAGTCTGGGCTAATCACGCTACCGGCAGCGGCCAAGGTGTGTTCACCAACAAATACATTTCTCCGGCGTTCTTCGGCCCGAAGCTAGCACAGTCTTACTGGAATAGACTGGTTGGCGATCCGTTCAAGACACTTAGAACTTGGGCTAACTGGAGCAATGCGACAGAAGGCGAAAAAGTGGTTTCCATGCACCGTTTGAAGGGCGCGATAACGGCGGCATCTACCTACACCGGGATGCTGCTAGCTAATCAAGCATTGCTAGCAGCGACTAATCAAAAAGATAAGATCAACTGGAGCGACCCGTCCCAGAGCGACTGGCTGGCCTTTAAATACGGCGGATTTAGATGGGGATTGCCGGGTGCGATGCATTCCGAGATCAACCTGATCGGCCAGATCGTGGCGGCTCAGTCGATGAAGGCAGGAGACTTGGCAAAGGTGGGCATCTCGGTTCCCAAAGGTGCTATTTCCACACCGAGATTGATGAGCCTAAGGGAAGAATATGTTGCTCGCCAGCTATTCGATTATGCCCAGAACAAGGCGACTCCGGCCTATAAGATAGCAAAAGATCTGATCACCGGACACGATTGGGAGAAGCGACCGCTGCCGTTTCCTTGGGTCACTGACAAGGGAGATGCCAAGCATCCGCCTGTCCATTGGGATGAATACGCAGCTAGCAAAGCACCAATCTTTTTAAGTGCCGGTGCCGGGTACGTGTACGACCAGCTGCGCCATGCCGGTGCTAGCGTGAAGGATGCTTCGATGTGGATGCGGGCGGCAATGGTTAGCGGCGTCTCTTTCCTGACGGGGATTGACCCCAAGGCGGTTAAGGATCCGGACCCGCACCGGACCCGGAACCAAGCGCAGGTGGGACACTGAGAAAAATAAAGACTTAACTTTTCTGCGAAAACTCTCGCTATAAAAATTTCCTAATTTTTTACTTGCCCCACTTTACCCTAGAGGGTAACAGTGGGGGATGTCAAGTATCACTAACGTCTGGTTACCTGAAGACCGGAAAGAAGAATTAAGGGAAGCGGTTCGATATTATCATTTCGAGTCGATGGCTTCCTTTTTCAGGATCTGTGGGCTAGCGCTCATAGATCACCACAAACGCAGGGATGAAATCACCCTGCCGTTTCAATTCACCGTCATCACTGTCGATGGCGAAAACACACCAAGAACCAAGAAGAAAGTTAAATGACCCAAGAAGCAATCATCCCGATCTCCGAAAATGGCGAACTGGTTTATACCCAGTGGGACCAGCTGACCCAGATCTCCCGCCAGATCATGAACGCCGGGATCACCAAGCTCGGCAACCCGTCCCAGATCAACCTGATCATCCTCAAAGGCAAACGCCTTGGGCTGGATATGTTTGAATCGCTCGAGAACATCTCGGTAATCAACAACAAGACCGCAATCAACGGGGCGCTAGCATCGGCTCTAGTGGATCGGTCCGGACTCTTGGAAGACAAAACCAAGTCTTACGAGGGAGAAGGCGAAAGCCGCAAGTGCGTTTGCACGGTCAAGCGTAAAGGCCGGACCAAGACCACCAACGAGTTCTCGATCAAGGAAGCTAAGAAAGCGGGTCTGTATCCCGGTAAACCCGGCAGTGGCTGGTCGAATTATCCTGACCGGATGCTCTACTGGCGGGCCTTGGGATTCTGCTACCGGGAGGATTTCAACGATGTCTTGCAAGGCTTGTACCTGACCGAAGAGCTAGCAGACGAAGTGCCGGAAATCAGGATCGTCCCGGCCAGCGAACCGCCACCGAAAGGTCAGGAAGACCCGTCGATGCCGGGATCTGCAACAATTCCAGAACGGGATAAACCAGCACCGTTTGAGCCTGACCCGACCGATCCGAAGGCGCACGAGCATCCGATCATCTCGGCGCCGTCCGATATCCCGGCCAAGGAAATCCCGCTGGAAAAGGTCGATGGAACCGATCTGGAACACCTGAAAAGGTTGTCTGAGAAGTCCGATATTTCGGAGGAATTATTGATCGAAATTGTCAACGGTCTGAGGCTCTTTCCCAGAGGCGTGGAGCATAAGCTTGAATCGTTGCCAGAAACCAAAATCAAGACGCTGATCAAGAATTGGAACGTGGTTTGTACTCAAGCCAAGCGATTAACCGAACTGAAGGAAGCCAAGGCCAAAGCGGAAGCCGAAGAAGCGGCAGCGGCGGCAACTGGAGCGACGACCTAATGGACCAAGATAGGGACAGCTTACCCAGTGCTAGCGCCGTCCAGCGCTTGATGCAATGCCAAGCTTCTCACCGCATGACCCTGAAAGCACGGGCCATGCGGCAGGAGGCCGGAGAATCCGGCGGCAAAGGCGACGAGTGGCGGGACAAAGGCACTGCCATGCATGACGCGATTTTCAAGCAATCGTCCGCTGATCTGGAGACGGATCAGGACCGGATGGATTATTCGAAGATCATGAAACGCTTCCGAGAATTCCTCGGCGGCTGGGGCGCGATGAACGATGACACCGTGATCCGCGAGGAACGGTTGTGGTTGCATCATGAGATCACTCCGATCTTTTCCGGCAGGCCGGATTATATCCGGATCTCACCCAACCGGAAAAGGGCCGCGATCATCGATTTCAAATCGCTCTGGAACAAAGCGCCGGAACCGCGCGAGAACGATCAACTCTGGAGCCAAGCGGTCCTGCTAGCAGCAGAAGAGCCTGAGGTGCAGGAGTTTACGTTTCAAATAATCTCGCCTCATTACGTGTATCAACCGCATCTGGCCAACCGGATGGAAGTGCTCGATTACGAGGTCAAGTTGCGGACCATGCTCAGTGTGGCCGAGAGGGAAGGCAACCAGCCGAAGACCGGCGATTACTGCAAGCATTGCGGCGGGCTGATGATCTGCCCGGCCATTCAGCGGGAAGCCGCATCCAAGAGCGAGCATCCTTCCGAGCTAAAGCTGGAGAACGCAGGCAAGTTGCTGGAACGGCTGGAGCGAATGGAGAAATACATCAAGGAAGTCCGCGAATACTACAAGCTGGTGCTAGCAAAAGAGCCGGATTCTATCCCCGGCTGGAAGATCATCGAGAAGCAGATGCGGATTCTGAAGCAACCGGCCAAAATCAGGGATGCCGTGGTCCCGGTGATCGGTGACAAAGCGTTCTGGGATTCCGTCTCTGTTAGTATCACCAAGATCGAAGCGGCATGGGAAAAGGTGAAAGGCACGGAGCTGATGTCTAAGACCCCGACCCAGAACGTGAACGTGGTGCTAGCACCGTTCATCACGATCAGGACGCAAGAAGCTTCCTTGGTAAGGGATAAAAAGAAATGACTGAGCCTAAACGGGTGATTCATGGCAATCTCGTCCGCCTGATGAGCAAGGAAGATCGGGAGAAGTACGGCGTGGAGACTCTGGAGGAACTGGAGTCGCGGCAGGAGATCCAGCTGGAGAAAGAGCTGCACCAGTTGTTCATCCAGTATCTGGAGCGGAAAGAGTACGGGTATTACCACGCGGCGATGGACAGAAAATCGCCGTTCGTGATAGGAATGCCTGACTTCGGAGTTTATCGGAACAGCCGGATTATCTGGATCGAATTCAAGATCGGGAAAAAGAAATTACGCGAAGAACAAAGGAACCAAGTCGCGAAGATGCTAACAGACGGGAACGAGGTTCGCGTTTGTTATAACTACGCGGACGCAACCAACGAAATTGAGAAATTCTTTAACATCCAATGAGCAAAAAAGCAGAATGGCGATTGTTCTGGGCACTGGTCATTCTCATGCTGCTATGCAGCGCAACCATGCTGTACGCAGTGGTTACTGACCGTTTTCCTTTCCCTTGAAAAAGGAACCGCCGCACTACGAGACTCTGGGAAGCGCAGTGCGGCGGATAAGTGATTAGCTTATGTCAAGAAAGGAAGCTTTCAGACAGCGGCAAGATTCGCACGAATCAAGTGGACATCAAGAAAAATTTATCGTAAAGAGGAAGTCCTGCCACTCGGCAGGGGAAGTGATTGCAGTTAAAAACAAAAGAAAAGGAAGTTATGCCTACATATAAAAGTGGTCAACAAAACGGGGATGTCCTGTCTGAGGGTGATTACAAGTTCACCGTCGAAAAAGCCATCCTCAAAACCAGCAGCAACGGTAACGAAATGATCGAGTTATGGTTGCGTCTGCCGAACGGCGGGCTGGCCATCGACAATCTAGTCTTCACCGAATCATCGGGCTGGAAGATCGATCAATTCCGCATTTCAATCGGCGAGACGGTATTGCCGGACGAGCAGGTTGAAGTTACTCCATCGGAACTGATTGGGGCCGAAGGGTTCGCTCATATCGTCATTGAAGAGTGGCAAGGCAAGAAGCGGAATAAGGTTGGTTCGTACCTCGAGCCGGATGATATCCAGCTGAAGAACTAAGCCCTTGCTCACGGAGCTTGAACAGAAGCTCCTCGCCCTTGCGCTCGATCATGCAGCGCAACCGGGCGAGTGGGCGACAGCGGCCATGAAGCTGATCCAGTCCCTGCGCGAGCGGGGAGTGGACGGTCATGGCGGCATCAAGCGGAAAATGGACCCGAGCGGGCCGGACTTCAAGGTTCCACAGGAACAAGTGGACTGGCCCGGCTCAATCGTCCTTACCTTCGGCAAGTACAAGGGGAAAAAGCTAGCAGAGATCGACCCCGGCTACATGCGTTGGTACACCCAGAATTGCGATGACGGCACCGGGAGGAACTCGGACCTGATTCAGGCAATGAAATGGCTACTGGACGATCTCAAGAACCGCCGACGTGGCGGGCGCTAGCAGGAAAGTGATTATATGTCATCAAAAATAGAACGGATCCGTGCTGCCTGTTCCATCGGTTGGGCATGGAAAATATTAGGTCTGCCGGGTAGTCCGAACCGGACCTGTAAATCTCCCTTTCGGGAGGACAAGAAACCAAGCTTCAGTGTTTATATGTCTGCCAGCGGAGAGCGCTGGTATGATCAAGCAGAAGGCGTTGGCGGCGACGTAGTAGACTTCTGGGCTAAGGCCAGAGAGGTCACGGTGCAAGCGGCTGTAGAACAGCTGGGCAACATGATCGGGGAAGCAAAACCGCCTACGGCCAAGTACATCCCGGCAGAAGAAAAACTGATCGATTGGCCGGATGATCTGTGCAGGCCAACGGTGATGGAATGTGTGTCGCTGAGTATGCTTCGCAATCTTCCATCTGGATGTTTTGATCTGGCAGCTAACCTCGGTTTTCTGAAGGTTGGAACACATAAAGGGGAACTGTTATGGTTCTTGACCGATGCTAGCAGGCGAGGTGCCGAAGGCAAGACTTTTACCGGGGAGATGTGCGCGGCCTCTGGGAAGAAAACCGCCGCTTTGCCGGGTACTAGCAAAAGCTGGTGTTACGGCCTGATTTCGGACCGACCGGAATGGAACGCCATGAAAAAGATAGTGGTCGTAGAAGGGCTTCCAGACTTCTTCGCCGCGTTAGCGCTGCTGATTGACTGTCCGAGCAACGCGCGGGTGATCTCGATGTTAGGTGCTAGCACCAAACCGGGCGACGAATGCCGGAAATACGTTCGCGACCGAGAATTCCTGATCATCGGGCACAACGACAAGGATGGTATAAAAGCTAGAGAGGTGTGGCGGAAACGTCTACAGGAGATGGGAGCGGATAAAGTGATCGTGCAGGATCTGCCCGAGGGGTATAAAGACTTGTGTGAGTTCGTCTCTGCAAACCCTCCTGATCAAACCCTGCACGTCTTGAAAGGATTCTCTTCGTGAATGCCGCCGCCCCCGAACCAAAAACGTATGGACCCGACCCCAATAAACTTCCGGCGCCAATTGAGTATCTCGACTTCGAAGTCTTGCCGGTCGAAAAACCCAGATCGATTATCAAAGGGGTGTTCGACGGTGCTAGCAGACTCATATTCGGTGGTGGTTCAAAGACTTACAAAAGCTGGAGTATGTGTGACATGGCATTATCTCTGGCTTGCGAAGTTCCTTGGCTTGAATTCGATACTGAGTTCACGCCCGGTCTTTACGTAAATTTCGAGTTGAAAGAATTTTACTTCAAGCACCGCTTGCAAGCAATCTGCCGAGCCAAGGAAATCAAGCCGGACAAAGATGCATTGCACGTCTGGAATCTGCGCGGATACCAGATCAAGCTGGGCGACTTCATCGAGGAATTGAAACACCGGGTGGAAGAGCTGAAGCGCAAGGTGGTCTACATCGATCCGTTCTACAAGTTGTTGGGCGACAAGGACGAACGGGTATCGTCCGATCTTAATCCGATCTTGGCGGCATTCGATTACCTGAACCGGGTAACCGGTGTTTCGGTGATCATGAGCGCACATTTTGCCAAGGGCAATGCTAGCGGCAAAGAACCGCTGGACCGGATCTCGGGCGGCGGATCGATCAACCGTGATCCGGACACACTGGTCTGCCTGACGGCGCACAAGAACGACGGTGAATTTACCTGCGACGTGACCACCCGCGATTTCGCTCCGGTCAAGCCGTTCGTGGTGAAATGGAATTATCCCTTGCTGGAAAAGTGCAGCTCGGACCCGAAAGACATCAAGACTCCGGGGCGCCCGCGTGGCAGCGGATTTGATCCGGAAGATCTCATGACCCTGATCGAGGAGAATGACGGCGAGCTGTCAACGATGGAGTTATGGGAAAAGGCCGAAAAAGAACTCGGCTGGGCGAAGCGCACCTTCTTCAAAAAGCTCAATGAATTGAAGAAGGCGGGGAAGATCTTTCTCTCGAAAACCGACGACAAATGGGGATCGAAAAGATACACTCGAGGTGCATAGATGCGCGTTATTAAGTGCACACCCATGCACCTGTGCACCACAGGCACCTGAAGTTGGTGCATGGTGCACACCCCTTTAGGGAGTGTGTGCACCTGCACCATCAGAGGCTTCAGTGCCGAACGCCCGGCACGCCCTCTTGGTGCACGCTATCTGAATTATTTGATCAAAATAATTCTTTACTCTTTTGATTTTCGTCCGATCATTCTCCCCACAGGCCGATCCATTCCGGGTCCGCCTTCAAAAACCAAACAAGGAAACATGCAAGTAAAGCTAAAAAATATTGACCCAAATCCGTTCCGGCACATCGAACATTATCCGATTCACCGGGATAAGGTGGAAGCGCTGAAAAGCTCTTTCCGCACCACAGGCGTCTGGCCAGTGCTGCTGGCCCGCGAAGTCGAAGGACGATTTCAGATCCCGTTTGCCCATCACCGTCTGGTAGCGCTCAAGGAAGAGTACGGACCCGGCCATGAGATCACCCTCAACATCATGGATCTGGACGACACCGCGATGATCCAGATGATGGCCAACGAGAACATGGAAGAGTGGGGCACGTCCGCTCTGGTCGAACTGGAGACAGTTCAAGCCGTGGTGGAAGCCTTCGGCGCTGGAAAGATTAAGCTTGAGAAGCCGGGAAAAACTAACGGATCTCGTTGCGCTCCTTCGTTCCTGATTGAACAAAGTAAAAATTTTACTTTGTTATACAATGCCCAAACCATAGGGAAGTTCTTAGGTTGGGTAGATAAAAAATCAGGCCAAGTATCTTCCAAGATAGATATAGCTCTTACTGCTCTTCAATATATCGAGGAAGGGTTAGTAACACTGGAAGAGTTCAAGGATCTGAAGACCTCTGGTATTCAGGCGGTAGTGGCCGGTGCTAGAAAAGCTAGGCAGGATGAAGAGTTGCTAGCATCAATCCAAAAGAACGATGCCAAGAAAGCTCGCGAGAAAGCCGAGGAGTTGGAGAAGGCAGAAGCCAAGGCTCGCGCCGAAGCAGAACGGTTCCGGAAGGAACGCAAGGAAGAGGCCGCAGCTAAAGCTGATCAAGCCGAGAAGCTAGCAGCTGAACGCCGGGCCGAGGCGTTGGCCCAAGCCAAGCATCATGAGAAGGCCGAGCGGCAGCTTCGCGCCAAAGGCAAAGAGTTGGTGACCAAGGCAACCAAGGCGGGCGTTCACGCCATCGTGGTGGAGAAGAAAGGTGCTGCCGGTGCTAAGGAAGCCATCAGCCGGATCTCTCACCAGAGCCGGGAACGGAAAGATCTGTCAAAGGTCTTGGTCGAAGTTAAGGTAGCTATCGGAAAACTGTTCCATCCGGAGCAGGATCTGATTGCGGAGAAGCTGGACGCGATTCTCGAATTTAAATCCGAGATCGAGGAAAGCGACCTCAAGGATACCGTGGTGACCCTGCGATCTTTGATCTCCCGCGTGGAAATCTACGTCAAGCGTTTCACCCCTGAGGCAAAATCCATCAGGCCGGTTGCTAGCAGCAATCGTGCGCTGACTAACGGAGGTGCGGAATAATGAGACAGTCCGCCCCTTGGATAATGGCTCTAGCCGAAGGTTGGGTATCTTTGCTAGGGAAGGGAATTGATGACGCTAGCGTCAAGGAAATGTGGAAGGAGTCCTATGGAAAGGCTCCTCCTCCGACGATGTTGGAACTGGTACAGGATAATCTGCCAGCCATTCAGCGGTGCATCCGCGATATGATAGGCGAGGACAAGCTGATCCATACCGTGGCGAGGGAATGGTACATCAAGCCTGCTAACAGAGAGCACAACTTCCGCGACCTCAAGCCGGTGGATATGGCCGAAGCGTTACTGGTCATTCCCATCGGCAGCGGCAAGAAGCGCTACGGAATCCGGCTGGCCGAAAGCGATAACGACATCGCTTGGAAGCTGATGACCTTTCACAGTGCCAAGAGCCACGGCATGGCGTGGAAACGCACCGCCGAGCGCTTAGGGCAAGGGAAGCTCAATGGTCACCTTACGGCCCGCGAAGCCAAGACAATGATCATTGAGCTTTTACAGATGCTGCCACCTGACGATGATGGTTTGAAATTATTCGGCAAACTGTGGAATGGTATACCGAATCCTTTCGACACAAACGTAGCGTGAACTCTGTAAAAAACAAAGGCAAAGGGGGTGCCCGCGAAGGCGCGGGCAGACCCAAGATCAAGGATCCGAAAGTCAACATCTACACGCGAGTGAGTGTCCAGACTTTCACTGCCTTGGTCGAAGAATCTTCCCGGCTGGGGGTAACCCTGAGCCGGGTAGTCGCCAAGCATCTTGGAGACGAACTATGAACCGGCCACAAAAATTCTGGCAGGAATTCCGTGACGCGATCTACGCCAAGGATTCGCCTCTCCCAAAGGCACAGGAACGCGAATGCAGTCTCGCCTTTTACGCCGGGATGGCAGCGGCATTCAACGAGTCGAGCGAGATCGCGGTCAACGCCGAGAACGAAAACGCTGGCGCGGTGGAGATGGAGATCTTCCGCCGGGAGATCGTGACCGAATCGATGCGGGCCAACTACAGCACCCAGCAAGGCGACATCATCCGGGGAGGAAGCTAACATGTGCCAGCTGCGAATCCTCCTCATCCTCGCCCATTGGGCCGACGTGATTTTCCTTGTCGCGCTGGCAATGGTGCTCTGGATGGCCGTGACCTTTTACGCCGCCGCCAAATTCATGCGCCCCAGCGGCAACGATGACGATGACGAAAAGCGATAAGCAGGCGATCCTCGACCGGGCGCTAGCAGGAGGCCGGGAGATCTGCAACAACGGCCATTACTACCTCGAGGGCAGCTGGCAATGGAACAAAGGCCATAAGCAATGCCTTGTGTGCAGGACGCTAGCAGCACGCAGGCGACGGATCAGGGCACAAAAAAAGCCTCCGGGGAACCACCCCCGGAGGCCAATATGCAAGTTCAAGAAGAAGTGAACCGAAGAAAACACTACCAGAATTGAAGTCCCGTTACAGACTTTGTGTGCTTGAAGCACCGCTAGCTTCCCGCTTCTTCCTCCCAGAGGCAAGAAATTTTTCCGGCGGCTGGATGTCGGTCATCAGCTCAACGGCCTGCCGCAGGTATTCGGACCGCTCGCCTCTCGGCAAACTGTCCAGCTTGGCTGCTAGCGCCCGGTCCATCCGGACCATCGTCATCTTCTTTTTCATCGGGAGATCCCGATTCCGGCGCGGCCTGCCTGCACCTTTGCGTTTCCCACCCCAGCCCACAGGCACAGGTTTTTCCGGCGGCGGATTCTTGGCTCTGTCCTTCTTTTCCGCTTTCTTCTGGTGTTTGCTCGGCCTGCCCCTCGGCTTGAGAGGCAGGTTATATGTTCGTTTGACCACATCGCTAGAACGCTCTAGGATCGATTCTGGCGCGTCGGAAGGCGTTTCCGCCTCCATGATACTCGGAACGGGGTCAGGATCGACGCTGGCCCGCACGCCGTTCGTTGGCTCGCCGTTCATTTGGAAGCTTCTCCTTCCCCAGAGGCGGAATCCTCCTTGTCGATCTCCTTCATGAAGTGTTCCACGATCTGATTAAGGACATCGCCCAAGCTCGTGCCTTCAGCCACCAGATCGCCCGGCTTAATGCTGATCTCGCCTTCAGCCACCCTGACCAGCTTGATTCCTTCCACCCCTTCGGAAAGGATCTTGATTTTGCCGGGCAGCTCGTTCTCGATCAGCCGCATTTTCTGCTCGAGGAATTCGGTGTCGTGCCCCTTGAACCGGGGATTGCCTTCGGTCACTTCAAACGCCAGCCCTGCTAGCGCGATCCAGCGGCCAAGACTGACCGGGTTGGTTTGCAAGCCAATCGTTTCCCCCTGACTGTTCGAACTCAGGAACAGTCCGTACCCACAGATATCGATCCAGCCGCCGCCGACCGAATCCCCACGGCACAACCGGAACCGGGGAAGCGGCTGATCGTACATCCGCCCTTCGTCATCGAACCAGAGATCCATGCTGATCCCGTCCGAGGTGCTGATTGCCATGCAATCGAAGTAGTCGCAGCGCAATACCTTGCGCCAGATGTCCGTATCGGAGCTGATCTGGATCCGGCTGATTTCCTGTTTCCACGGGTCGATGAGCACGCCGTCCAACATTTTGCTTTCTTTCATTTCGCTATTCACTTTTTCCTTTTCTTTCTTGGTTTGATTCGGTTGGGGCCGCGCTTGGGTTTTGCTAGCACGGCCTTGTTAGTTTGAATGAGTTGCCGGGCACGTCCGCCCGGCAATTGTTCCAGTCTGAAAATTCCTGTTCCGCCGACTTTCATGCTAGCAAGCCTCCAGTTTTTCGATTTCTTCCTGAGTGCAATCGATCAGACCATCTGCTGCTATCGATTCGTAGATCTCGATCACGGTTCGTCTGATTCCGAAATCAGAGTCCAGCATCGAGCCGTCCCAGTACCGTTTGACGAACCAGTGCGGGAAGAGCACGCCCATGTAATGGCCGCGCTCGCCTCCGCTGACGTTCAGGTTCTGGTAGCCGCGCAAGGTTGGGTCGATCACCTCGCCCTTGGTGTTGACCGCCCAAGCGTGATGGATGATCAGGGGAAGATCAGCGCTGGCGACGAATCCCTCGCAGTAGGTCAGCACCTTGCTCCGCTCTGTCAGCAGCTTGACGTTTCTGAAACATTCCTTGATCCGCCTGAGGCGATATTTACTTGGCAGGTTCTGGCCCTTGTAAACTTTGCCGTATTTGAGGACGAACTCATGGAGCATGACCGGAGCGGTCAGGTGGTGTTCTTTTTCGCGCCTTTCGTTATGGAACACCGCCAGCGTCTTGAGCGCGTCAACGTACTGCTCAATGCATTGTTTGATGTCGAGTTCCTCGTTCATGGCGTGAATCCTTCCTCATGTCCACGGATCTCCAGTTCTTCTGCTAGCTCGTCATGAAGCGCGTGCCCTTTCCCTTTGGCAGTGGCTCGCAGTCCGTAGATGAGCGCTCGCAGCTCGTCGTTATTGAATGCGCCAAGCGTGTACTGCTTGGCCCGGAATGCTTTCCGCGACTCCCTTGCTTCTCCCTCGCTCATCGTCCTTCCTCCCGTACCCGGTCGTTGACGGAATCCGCGTGGAGATCTTCTGCTTCCTGCTCGTCTTCGAGCAGCTGGTGAATCTCCTGATACCGTCTCCAGCACGGATCGCCTTGGTGCGCGTGCTTGATCTGTTCCAGTTCTGTCTGGAGCGCTTTCTTTTCTTGGTTGGTCATAATCACTTTCTTGGTTTGGTTGTTTCTACTCCCTGAGGCTAATTCCTCTTTCCGCCCCTGCTAGCAGCAGAGGCGGACAGTCGAACTAGTTCTGAACTGTCTGAACCGGCTTGAACGAGCGGTGATGGACAGTGTGAACTGTCACGGGCGCTTTGGTTGTCTTGGCCGGATGAGCAGCGTTGTACTCCGCAAGGTGCAGTTCGTACTCCTTGCGATGCGTCTCAGCTTCCATCAAAGCTGCGTCTGTCTGTTTGCGGTGCATCCTTGTGTTGCCGATGGCGAGGATGACGAACGGGATAAGGAATAATGGCATAACTAGCTAATCACTTTCTTCTGTTTTGGTTTTGTTTGGTTGCGGTTTATTCCGCTTCCCGCCGATGCTAGCAGCACCGGCGGACGGCGAACTAATCTTTCCAGTTACGAATGCAGAGCAAGACGCCAATCAATGGCCCTGCCAACATCAAGAGCAGAGGTGCTACTTGATGGATGAATGGATGGATCAACGTCTTTCCGAATCGAACTCCTGAGGATCAATTGGACTGACGCCTCCCCACTCCAGCGCATCGTCGCGCTCGAGGCTATCGTCCGTTTCCGGATAGACCGGCGCAGGCTTGCAGTGCTTGCATTCGCATTGGCCCATCCAAGCCGCGTATGGGTCATGATAGATAAGGCAATGATCGTAGTTGCGGTCGTAATCGCTCATTCGACAGGATCCCTTTCTGTCTTCGGTGCTTCGGCCAAACCAAGCTTGGCCTTGATCCGCTTATCCAATGCATTGTCGAACTCCTTCAGGAGCGCTCGGACCGATTCACCGCCTTTGCGGAAACACGCGATCATCAGCCGCATTTCAGTTTCACTGAATTGATCGGTCCGCTCTTTCTTGATGATCCGCAAAACAGCGCTGATATCGCTTTCTGTCGGTTCTTTCCCGTCTGGTATCTTTTCCATTCTTCCTTTTGGGTACATTAGTTAATCTCTTTTTTGGTTGGTTGGTTCTGTCTAGCTTGATGCTAGCAGACTGGAGCGGAGAGTTTGCTTTCTCTCTCCGCTCGATGTCTGCTATTCGACCTTGGCCAGTTCTCCACTGGTCACTTTGTCGAATATCGCTTTGCAGTATTCGATAGGCTTGACGTAATCCGGATCATTGAAGAAGACGTGAGGAAACACTAGGTCTACGTCCGCTATCGGAAGCAAACTCTTCCAGTCTGCTACACGCCGTTCGTAAGTGCCGTGACTGACGCTCCTTGGCCATCCTCCCCCCGCTCCTGTCGCTTTCTCGAGGAACTCATAGGTTAGCCCACGGCTAAACGATTGGCTGGCCAGCATGAACGCTGCTTGGCTTAAGACAGCTGGACTAGGCAAGTCAACGCTCATGATATGGTCCTTACGTCCGCCGTCCAATCCTGAGAAGATTCTGATTTGAACCTGACGCGTCACGCTCAAGGCCATGGCCAGCGCTTGAATCGCGATGCCCCGCTTTTCCAGCGCATCCGCATCGCATCCTCCGCTCGATGTCACACAGACCCAGATGGTAATCGGTGCTCTGTCCGATTGAACGACTTGCTTGCGGTACATGGTTTCAGGTACGCCAGCCAAGTAATTGGGCACGCAAGGGTAAGCACCGCAGACATCCGTTTCCCATTGAGGCCAGCTTTGCCCCAGATCGATATCGTTCTGGAACTGGTCACAAATCGCTTGTGCGGCCTCTACGCGCTTCTCGTCACCTTGGCGGACCAGTTTAAGCGCTTGACTTGAACTCTCACGAGAACGCCAACCAGAGGCGTCAAAGTGAACGCCAACCTTTTCGCACATGCTGGCGAAATCCTCAGGGGAACTGAAAGCCTGATAACATCCGCCAGAGGCCAAGGTTGTCTCATGCGTAGTGTCGCGAACCTGCTCGAAAGCTGGATACTTCGGCTGGCCTTTAAAAGCACTTCTTCTTCGTTTCATAATCAAATCACTTTCCGCTATCTAGCACCATGCTAGCAGCTTGCTACGGCTGGCAATTTTACTTGCCAGCCGCAGACAGCCGCGAACCTAGCTTCTATTCATGCGAGTCAACTGCTCGCGTAATGTTGGCCCAAGTCGCATCCGGCAATCCTTTGCGGACGCAATCCTCAACGACTTCTGGCCATGGCACTCCACCCGCCAGCATCAGAGCACCAAACATCGAAGCCCTAGGGCTAACCACGTGCTGCTTGACGCCCAAGGTCTTGATGGCCTTGCGGACCTTGATGACGTAATCGACCCAGACATCGTTCTGGGCAATCGCACGCTCCAGCTTCTCGTCATAGTCCCATCGGAACTTCATGAAGCGATCAGAGAACGCTGCGTCTGGCTTGAATCGGCCAACGTAATCTTCCGTCGCACCGTTCCAGACGTTGCCGGAAGCGATAACGACTGCTTTCTTCGAACGATAGACTTTGCCATCCGGAAAGTCGCAGTAACCGTTCGCGAGAGCCGCGTTCAAGGCCAAGCACGCTCCCGGCATGGAAGCATCCACCTCATCGAACAAGTACAAACCGCCTTCCTCCCAAACCTTGCGGAAAGGACGAGAGACGATCTTGCCGTTCGCGTCAACGAAACCCAATAGCTTATGTTCGCTATCAAGCGCACCGTTGAACTCGAACTCGAACGGTTCGCCAAGGTCCGCTGCAATCGCTTTGGCGACGTTCTCCGCTGCTGTTGTCTTGCCGGAACCAGCGGGACCAACCAACCAGATATTGACGTATTTGCCTTTGCTAGCAGCTGCCAGCGCTATCCGGCAACGGAGTAGAAGCGCTTCAAAGCGCTCATGCTGCAAGCCAAGATCAATTTTCTCGCCCGTTTCAATCTTCTCTAAGATGACGTGACGCGATTGACCTTTGATCAGTTCAGCCAAACGCGCTTCCGTCTCGGAGACTTGGGAAGCGACTTCGGCATTCACCCATCCGGCAACTTGTTCCTGATCGATCTTGCCAGCTTCCAACTGGCCAGCCAACGCTTCACACATTGCCTTGAGGAGCGCTTCAGCACGGCTCAAGGTATCGACTGGTTTCGGCACGTTAAGATCCTCAGGAGCCTTAGGGCTAAACCTGCCATCAACCTTGCTATCGACTTCATCTTGCAACGTCTCAGCCGCGTCTTGCGCTTTGGCCTCAACGAAATCGACGTTGACTTGCAAAAGCCAGTCAACGCATTCAACACGCTTCATTCCGGCAATCGCAAGGCCCGAAATCAGGCTTCCACGCTGCACTTTAAAGAAGCGGACCAGTTTACGCAGCTTATCGACTTCCAAATGCTCCAGTGCCCATCGGTTCAACTGCTGACCTTCAAATTCGATATTTTCCAACATTGTCTTATTGCTTTCTTGTTTAATCACTTTTTCCTATCAGAACAGATTGGTGCTCACACACCGCTTTGCTGATAACACCGCTCATCGAGCCGTGAAGCACCGATGAGCGGAAAATCAGTAAGAGTCTTTTTACCTTTCCTTTTCCGGATGTTTCACTTAATTCTCTCGCGAAGAACCAAGCAGCAGCAGGGGCTGGCATGACGCGCATTCCGAAACCAAGATGTCAATGAACCGTATTTTTAACCAACCTAAGGGGGGAGAGGCCAGCCAACGATTGGAATTGCTCCGCTCGTCCAGTTGGTTTTTACTAACAACCAACTGCTAGTTATATCGGCGAAACTTGATAAAACGTAAAGCGATTTTTCAAGATTCTTTAATCTTTTTTAGCACGCTAGCGTAAAGTACTTATGCCGAAGCCTTTACAGATAAGCGAGAAAGCCTTGACAGCCATTGCCGAAGCCCTTTTTCTCGCTTTTACTGAGAGTCAAGCAGCGTATTTGGCCGGAATTTCAGAGCGGACGCTAGCTAGAATCAAGCAGACTGAACGTTGGCAACAAATTCTTCAAAAGCGTTTGGAGTTCGAAAAGCCTTTCCGAAGAAAGATCTGGAATGGCGCCGTAGGCTGGCAAGGTGCTGCGTGGATGTTAGAGAGGCAATATGCAACGCAGCTTAGCAAGCCTGAGGTGCAACTAAACTTGACCGCTAGCAGCACAACCAACAACACCTTGGTGATCACCGCAGAAGCTGCCAGAGAGCTTCAGAGCCGTGCTAGCATCATTGACGCCCAAGTCGAGAAGCTGGTAGCTAGCAAGCGCTCCGCTAGCGACAAGTTTAGTGCTAGCAGCGGACCGAATCCCACCGCTAGCAAGGATGACAAGTCAACTGCTAGCACCAATGGGAAGGATGACGCGTCATCATCTAAGCCAGTTAACAAACCTGCTAGGAAACCTAGCAAACGAGCCTTGGCGAGGGAAGCTAGCGCTGCTAGCAAGAAGAGAGGGTAGCCATGCACGCCCCGTACCCCCGGTGCGGCGGGCCGCTCTCCCCTGCCCGCCCTCATACGAAATTGGCGATTTTTGGCCTTTTCTAGCAATTATAGACTTGCCAGCGGGCTTGCAGAGATTGCAAGCTGCCCCGCGCCCGCGATTTGCTCGTTGCACTCGCGGCTCTGCCGGGGGTGGTAGGGGGTTTTTAGCAAAAAATCAAGTTATAGTTTCCATGATTAGCAAGGTGGTTCGATCAGAGATTTATAAAGGCTTGGTGTTGAAGGCTTTCTGGTTCAAGCCTTCTTCCCCAGAGGCAAAACTTTCTTATGGGTACACTGTTCATGAGGGTGACAGCTCGACGGAAGGACTGGGATTTCGGAACAGCGTGGTAGCGCTTGAGGCGGCTGAGAAGGCGGCAGACGGGATGCTGGATGTGGTGCCTCCGGCCAAAGGAAGGTATAAGGTGAAACATGCCTAAGTCATCGATACAGCGTCCAGCGTTTCCTGAGGCACCGGTATTTCCGCCTTCTCCGGTCACCAATGGGGAGGGGGAGCCACGGATCAAGGCGGTGGATTTCAAGGTGATCCATTTTTTGGACAAGCACGCTCCTGCCAATGACGGGGGGAAGGGGCGGGAGATCATTCTGGTTTACAGTTTGGGGGAAGACGGGGTAATTCGGGAATTTTCCAATGGGAAATGGGTGCCGTTTCCGATCACTTAGGTGTGTGAGCACCGTTCTTGGCTCGGGAGGATTTGGATCGCCGGTTGCCCGGCTGATCATGGCGATCCTGCTGATGGCTTTCTTGTACTGGATCTGGAAGACTAAATAGATGATGTCGAAAAAGGAGAAGGCGATCATGATGGAACTGGTGGAATGGATCGAGAAATATGGGGAAGCGACCGGGATCAGGCCAAGTGGATTTCAACTGTCACCGGACCCGCTGCTGGCTCGGGCTAGGGCTGCTGTCCGGCAGGATGACCGCAATTACACTTCCCCCAAAGGCAAAACTCTCATCGAGGTGCTGGGCGAGTCGCCCCGCTAGCTTATGGGCCGCAAGGTCTTGGATGATGTGCTCGCCTTTGCCGAGATCGGGCTTGAAACGCCGCTTTATCCTTGGCAACACAAGATCCTTGCCGTGGTCGATAAATGTTCTCAGCTGGATCGGGTCAAGGTCGCCGTCAGTGCGCCGAACGGGGCTGGCAAATCGGAGCGGGTGGTCGGCGTCGCTATTCTGCGCTGGCTCAACCGTTTCCCCAGAGGCCGGGTTGTCCTGACCAGCGCGGATGCCAAACAAATAGACTTTCAAATTATGCCAGCGTTGAAAAAGCACGCTAGCAGGTTCCCGGCTTGGGAGTTCTTGGGGAGGACGATCAAGACCCATGATAACGGTTTCTTTCTCAGCTTTACCACCGACGAGAGTTCACGGGCCGAAGGTCACCATAAAGCGTTGCATTCCCCGCTCCTGATCATCATCGATGAAGCGAAATCGGTCGAGAACGAGATCTTTCAAGCGTTTGACCGCTGCTCGTTCAATGTCGAGCTGCTCATCTCGTCGCCGGGCCTGAAGACTGGCCGGTTCTATGACGCTTTTACCACCCATCGGGAGCAATTCATGCTGGTCGAACAGGTCGGGCTTCCTGATTGTCCGCATATCTCCAAGGAACGGATTCAGGATGTCATCGATACCTATGGCGAACACGCCCCCTTCGTCCGCTCGACCATTTATGGCGAGTTCATGGCCGAGGATGAGAACACCCCGATGGCCGTTAATTACGAGCGCTTGATGGCGATCCTTGAATCGCCGCCCGGCGCCCTTATTTCACGCCATGATTATAGTGCTTTTTGCGACTTTGCTGCCGGAGGTGACGAGAACGTTCTTGCGATACGTTCCGGAAACAAACTCTTGGAACTCATCGCTTGGCGGGAAAGAGATACGACTGCCAGCGTGGGTCGTTTTATCATCGAATTCCGTAAGCATCATCTGCGTGCCGGACAGATCTGGGGGGATGCCGGAGGAATGGGCACCCCTATGTGTGACATGCTAGCAGACGCTGGCTGGTCGATTAACCGGTTCGATTTCGGCGGCAAAGCTGGCCGAAATGACGTGTACTATAATAGAGGGATGGAGATTTGGGGGAAGCTCTCGAGGATGATCGAGAAAGGTGAGATCGTTTTGATCAATGATCCGACCTTGATCTCTCAATTGACCACCCGCCGGATCTTTTACGATTTGAAAGGCCGGGTCCGATTGGAATCCAAGGATGACATGAAAGCGCGTGGCCTCAAATCGCCCGACCGCGCCGATGCCGTCGCCGGAGCGTTCGCCCTCGGGAGCGCTAGCTTTGCCAAGTTCGTTAAGCAGACCGATGACCCGTGGGAACAGCTGGATCAGTATTACGATGGGTTGCCGGAAGATTTCAGGGAAGCTGGCGGCTCCAAGGAAGTCTCGATCCAGAAAAAGATCGGCGGTTGGGCCGGAGAATAAGCCTTGTGGCCCGGACACCCGCACACGCGGGGCCGGGTATGATCACAAGTTTGGCAGTCGTATTACAAGCATTCAGAGTTATCTGTTTGTTGTTGGTTTCGAAATATCAGGCTTTACAATTCTAGACAAGTCTGATCTAGCTTTGTTTTCATGGATGCCGTGTCATCTTCCGCCCCGGCTGAGACTACCCCTCAGGAAACCAACGAAGAAATCCAGCCAGTGGTTGAGCAGCCGCCCGAGCAGGAATATCAGACCGCTAATCCTGAGCAGTTGTATCAGGACCGGAACGACGAAAACCCTCCAACGCACGGAGTCAGTTCCGAAGAAGCCAATGCCGCGCGCGAAGAATCGAAAAAGCAGGACGACATCAACGCCGATACCTCGATCAAAGAGCTGATCGGGAAAGCTTTTTTTATCGCCGATGGTATTGGCGATCCTGAAGTCCGGTACGAGTCAGCAAGAACAGTCAGTCTCTATTTTCCCAGCGATGATTCGATGGTCATTATCCGGATCGAAGCTAGGCCCGGACGTTGGGGCGGCGTTTCTACTTTTCAGCTGGGCGATAAAGGGAAGGAAGCCGCCAATAAAGCTTTCGATAAGCAGAAAGAGCAGTTCGAAAAGAAGAAAGCGGAGTTGAGCGAGCTAGCACAGCAGGAAGCAAGATCCGATGCTCATGCTCGCGAAGAAGGTAAACCGCTTGATCCGCCCAAAGAAACGCCGCAACCGGATCAGCCCGCGCAGTGGGAGGGGGCGCGTCAATGAGCGCGGCAACTAAAGATCGGTTGATCCCGATTCTGGCCGTTGATCCGCTCAAGTTCATCCGGGGCGAAGAAGAGGGAAAAACGCCTCCTGAATCGTGGGTCACCTTGAGCTTGGATTCGACGATCCGGACCTTGATCGAGTCGTCTTATGATCTCTCTGACGATCTGAAAGCTAGCGATCCTTACGTCCGGCAATTGACCGCTGATCGTTGGCAAGTCGGTTGGCAAGCTGCCGCCGACGATCTCGAAGGCGAAGCTTCTCATACCGTGATGGAGATCACGATCATTGCTCGTCCAGTCCTTCCGGCAACCATCACCGCAAAGGAGCTTTAAGCGATGGCTACCACACTTGAACGGGCGGCATTCGCCAATCAGGCCGGAGGCCGGGTGCTACTGACCTTGGTTGCCAGAGGAGCCATCGCCGCAGGCGATCCTCTCACTGTCACCGTTGGATCCGGCCAGAGCGCTGGGGCTACGCTAACCGGGACCGTCAAGAAATTGATCGGTGCTAACATGCTCAAGCTCGGTGTTACCGCCGTTTCCAAACCTAGCGGCCTCCTTCTTCTTCCCAAAGGCAGCGGCGTTGCCTGACCCCTTTCATTTTGTCTGACGATTCCTCTAATTACGATAACGAGTTGTACGGCAAGATCATGAAGGATCTTGACGACCGTTCCGATTGGGAAGGCCGACAGATCCTTTGGGGGAAGATGCGGAAACATGGCGTTCGCCGGGCGCGGAAACCGTGGTCCGGCGCGGCAGACATGCACGTGCCTCTGGGTGACACCACCATCGGGAAACTGAAAGCCTACTACATGCAGTGGGTATTCGGGCCTGAGCTGCTAGCATCCTTTTATTCGTTGGAATCGCAGGGGGATTCGTACACCGATTCCGTTGCTCAATGGTTCGATTATCAGGTCCGCGAGCGCTCCAATTTTACCCGCGCAATGATGTGCGCAATGGACTCGACGCTTCAGAACGGGATGGGCCTGATCAAGACTTATTGGGACGGCGCCAAGAACCGGCTGGCCTTTGCTAGCATCCATCCCTATTTCGTCATTGTCCCGCCGTGGACCACCACTTTACAGGAAGCCGATCGGGTTTGTCATGTCATGCACATGAGCGAAGCCGATTACCGCCGGAGCGGGACCAGTTGCGGGTACAACATGGATGATGATTTCATCGATTCCATCAAAGGCGACGGGAAACCCGACAATAAATATCGGGAATCGACTTATCAGGCCGAAGGACTCAGCTACACCCGGTTGCGAGATCTGATCATCCTCTGGGAAGTTTATCAGAAGCTGGATGACGGCAACATTGAGGTTCAGACCTTTTCGCCGCTAGCGCCGGACGAACCGGCCCGCGCCACCTTCAAGCTGCCGTACGATCATCATCAGGTGCCGATCTGTGCTCTGCCTTACGAATGGCTGGACGAGATGTTTTATTCGTCCCGAGGCGTCATGGAACTGGTCCAGATGTATGAAGCTAGCGCCACAAAGATGTGGAATGAGAAGCTGGATTATATGAGTATCGCTAACCGCCCGGTTCTTTCCAGCCAAGGAGGATCGGTTAACGCCCAAAACATCAGGTGGGAACCGGGTGCGGTTTATGACGCGATCCTTCAGCTGGTCCAGCAACCCCCGCCGCCGGTAGATTTTGATCAGGAAGTCCAGAATAACAAGTCCTTGGCCGAGCAACGTGTGGGAATTCCAGACTTTGGAATTGGAGATGCCAACACGCAAGATAAGAGCCGTACTGCGACGGAAGTCAATTCCATCTCCACCGTCATGCAGCAAAGTAATGATCTGCGTGCCCGGATCTCGAAAGACTCCACCACCACGGTCTATGAGCAAGCGTGGTCGATTCTCAAGCAGTACGACAAAAATAGCCTCGATTACTTCTGGCGAAAGCGCCGGATCACTCTTCCCGACGCTGCCTTCGACAATAAATATCT